ACGCAGGTGGAGATACTTTTACTGGAGTAGCAAGACTTCTAGGTATCAAAATATTCTTTACTACTGATGCAGCTAACGACGCATAAGGAATTTAGATATGAGAGATTTAAAAAATAAACTTACATCAAGTAAGAATTCATCAAACATACAACCTCGAAGAGGTAAATCATTTGGTTATCAAGTCTTAGGATTTGGTGCCGGTGGCGGTTTACCTTTTTCTCCTATGGCTGCTACTGGAGGAACTATAACTACTGATGGTGATTACAAAATTCATACATTTACAAGTCCAGGAACATTCTGTGTAAGTTGTGCGGGTGAAAACCCAGAACTTGATTACATTGTTCAAGCTGGAGGAGGCGGAGGTGGAAGAACCGGAGGAGCTGGAGCTGGAGGATTAAGATTTACTTCAAATAATTATTCTGCACCCTCTTGTACTTCCCCAAGATCGGCAGACGAAATAACTTTATGTGCTTCAGCATACCCAATTACTATCGGTGGAGGTGGAAGTGGACTACCTGCTAACCCTTCTGTACCTGTCCCTGCTGGAAATAAACCAACTAAAGGAAGTGATTCAGTTTTTTCAACTATCACATCTACAGGTGGTGGAGCAACTTATAATTCTCAATCTGGTGCAACTGGAGCAATTACTAATGGTGGTTCTGGAGGAGCAGGCGTAAATGCTAACAATTTCAGTCCACAAGTATGTAATTCTGGTATAGGAAACTCACCCGCTGTTACTCCTGTACAAGGTTTTCCAAGTACAGATAATCCAGGTCTTCCAGTTACCCCTGAAGGGCCAACATCATCTGGAGATGGTGGTGGTGCAGGTGGTAACACAGCTAACTTAGCAAATACTCCTGTTCCAAGATTAGGTTCACCGGGTTTAGGTTTTCCAACTGATATTATGAAATGCGTTGGTGTACCTAGTCCTTCACCAACTGTACAATTTATTGGCGGTGGTGGCGGTGGTGGTACTTCTGTTAGTCCAACTCTGTTTACAACAGGTATACACGGTGGTGGTAGTGGAGCAGGTGGTACGCCTGGTCCAGGACAACCAGCTAATTCAGCTAATCCAGGAACAACTAATACTGGCGGCGGTGGCGGTGGCGGCGGCGCTGGTGGTGGACGTTCAACACAACCCCCTCAAGGTGGTGGCGGTGCTGGCGGTTCAGGTATAGTAGTAATAAGGTATAAATTTCAATAATTATGGCACACTTTGCAAAAATAAATGATAACAATGAAGTTCTTTCAATTCTTTATATAGATAACGAAAAAATTCAAAATAGTGAAGGAGTAGAAACTGAATCTATAGGGCAACAATATTTACAAACACATAATAATTGGCCTGCTGAAAAATGGATTCAAACTTCTTATAACACTGAAAATAACACTCGTAGGGACGGAGGAGTTCCATTTAGAGGAAACTATGCAGGCATAGGTTCTATTTGGGATCCAGAAAACAATATGTTTTTTGGAGAAAAACCTTTTACATCATGGGTAAAAGATATTTCAACTGCAAGCTGGGAAGCACCTATAGCTAAACCAGTTTTAACAAGTGAACAAGAATCTCAAAATATAGCACAAACCCACACATGGGCTCACGAATGGGATGATAGTAATCAATCTTGGACTTTAGTTGATTTAGGTCCAGAAGCAATAGTATAATTTTTTGAGTTGATTTTTTTATATAAATAAGTATATTATTTATAGAAATGAAAAAGAAAGTATTATCAGAACAAGCAGTTTATATTGATGAAGTAAAATTACCTAAAGGATTTGAAATTAATCCTCTAGAGCTTTCTCATAGTATTTTTAAAGGATTTTATTATAATAAAACTTCAGTAGCTTCTAAAGCTTTGGATCAATTAAATAGATACATAATAGAAAACTTTGAATTAAGACACAAAATAAAATTAGTTAATAAAGAAACATGGGGAACTGTTTTTAGTCCAAATGAAGAATTTACTTGTTTATCTTCTGTAGATCCTCTTGATTTAAAAAACTCTTCTGACTACGTGTGTTTATATGGAATAAACACTAACGATTGTGTTGTAACTGTTTTTTATGATGACAATAGACGAAAGGGAAAAAATTTTAAATTACTTTTAAAACACAATTGTTTAGTAATGTTTCCTGCAATAAATACTTACACTATAAATAATGATCAAAAATCTTCTTTAAATTTTATTCAAACTATAACTTTTCAGTATTTTTAACACATGCAATTACAGAATTATTATTGGTATTTTAAATCAGCTCTTCCAGAAAGAATATGTGATGATATAATTAAATATTCTTTAAGTAAAAACGAAAGTATGGCAAGAACCGGAGGTTATGATAATAAAAAATTAAATGAAGATGAAATTAGAAATTTAAAAAATAAAAGAAATTCTGATGTAGTTTGGTTAAATGAGGGTTGGATATATAAAGAATTACAACCCTACATTCATAAAGCAAATAAAAATGCAGGTTGGAATTTTGAATGGGACAGATCTGAATCTTGCCAATTTACAAAATACAAACACAACCAATACTATGATTGGCATTGTGATTCTTGGGCTAAACCTTATGATAAACCCAACAGCCCCGATAATGGTAAAATTCGAAAACTATCTATGACTTGTCAGTTAACAGATGGTTCAGAATATAAAGGAGGAGAATTAGAATTTGACTTTAGAAATTATGATCCTAATATGAGAGATGAATTTAAACATTTAAAACAAGCGAAAGAAATATTACCAAAGGGTTCTATCATTGTATTTCCTTCGTTTGTATATCATAGAGTTAAACCAGTAACAAAAGGAACAAGATATTCATTGGTTATGTGGAACCTAGGCTATCCTTTTAAATAAAATGAAAAAAGTAGATTATTTTAAAACACCTCTTTGGGTAGAGGACAGACCCGAATATTTAAAATCTTTAACAAAACACACTGATGCTTATATAAAAAATGCTAGAAAAAAAAACAAAGAATATATAAAACATTTTGGTGATTTTGGGATATCTCATCACTCAACTCCATTAACAGTGGATAATAATTTTTTAGATTTTAGAAAATATATTGGTCAAAGATCTTGGGACTATTTAGATGAACAAGGCTTTGATATGCAACAATACACTACCATGTTTAGTGAGTTGTGGGTACAAGAGTTTTCTAAAAAAGGAGGTGGAAATCATTCCGCGCACGTCCATTGGAACCAACATGTATCTGGTTTTTATTTTTTAAAATGTTCTGATAAAACTTCTTTTCCAATATTTCATGAGCCTAGAACAGGAGCCAGGTCTACTAAATTAAAAATGAAACCTAGTCAAACCATACTTAATGGAAATGATTTAGTCCACTTTAAACCCAAACCTGGAAATTTAATTATTTTCCCTGGTTATCTAGAGCATGAGTTTGTAGTAGATCACGGTATAGAACCCTTTAGATTTATTCATTGGAATATACAAGCTGTACCAAAAGAAATGGCAAAAAAATTTTAATGGAAATTAAATTTATTAACTTCCCTAATGTTGGTTTTTCAGAACAGAAACTTCCAAAAAAAGTTTTAGATAGATTAAGAAGTTATATTAAAAATAAAAAACATAAAATGACCAATGAATTAGCAGGTAACATAAATTCTTCTTATGACTTAGAAGACAAAGAAAATTGGTTTTTTAAAAACGTTTTAATACCTAACATAATAGAATTTGAAAATAGATTTAATAAAAAAGCTCTTGTTGATAATTCATTAACTAAAAATTGTGTTTATACATTAAGCAGATTTTGGGTTAACTTTCAAAAAAAACATGAGTTTAACCCTGTTCATAACCATCAGGGGCTTTACTCTTTTGTAATATGGATGGATATTCCAGCTGATTATGAAAAAGAAAAAAAATTACCTTTTATAAAAAATTCTAATTCACCTTTTGCAAATACATTTCAATTTTTATATACAAACAGTTTTGGTCAAATATCAACTCATCAATATCATCTATCTTCAAAAGACGAAGGAACCATGTTATTTTTTTCTAATAAAACTCAACATACAGTGTATCCTTTTTATACATCTGATAAAAACCGGGTTAGTATTTCTGGTAATATTGCTTTAGACCCAACTCAAAATGTTAATTAAATATGAGCTATAAACATACTTTTGAATATAATATATTTGAAGAATATTTAAATATAGATGAAGAAATTTTAAAAAATATAAAGAAATATCCATTAAATAAATATAGTATGAATAGTAATAATTTTTCTAATAAAGATAAAAAATTACTTAATATGGTTAAAAAAAAATTAAAAGGTATTTTTGAAAAACATAAATTAAATATTATGGATTGTTGGATTCAACTGTATTTAAAAAATGACTACCATAGTATACATACACATTTTGCAACTCAAAAAGATTACTCTTTTGTATGGTTTATTGATGGAGATAAAAAATCTTCTCCGGTTATATTTCATGAAGTAGGTTATCCTTTAATTAATAATAACAAACAAATAAAATTTGATTTTAAACCTGGTACATTATTAATATTTCCTGGGTTTATCCCCCATGAAGTGCCTCCAAATAAAAACAATAATAGATTAATTATAAGTGGAAATGCAATATGAGTTTTAAAAAATTAAAATACAGTATAATTAAAAAAGCTATATCTAAAGACTTAGCTACATATGTTTATAATTATTTTTTAATGAAGAAACAAGTTTTTGATACTTTTCAAAAACATAAATATATATCACCTTATGAAACTATGTGTGGGGTTTATGAAAAATCAGATGGTCAAATACCTAATACATTTTCTTTATATTCCGACCCTGCAATGGACACGTTGTTATTAAAATGTCAACCGACAGTAGAAAAAATAACACAACTAAAATTATACCCTAACTATACTTATGCAAGACTATATAAAAAAGGAGATGAATTAAAACGACATAAGGATAGATTTAGTTGTGAGGTATCAACTACTCTTAATTTGGGTGGAGAACCTTGGCCAATATATTTAAGTCCAAATGAAAATGTTGGAATACCAGAATGGGTAGAGGGTGGTAAAAAAGGTATTATTACAGAAAGTAATTCAAAAGGTATTAAAATAAATTTAGAACCTGGGGATATGTTAGTTTATAAAGGTAATGAATTAGAACATTGGAGAGAAAAATTTAAAAAAGAAAATTGTGGTCAAGTTTTTTTACATTATAATAATGTAAAAACTAAAGGCTCAAAGAAAAACAGGTTTGACAACAAATTACATTTAGGGTTGCCTGATTATTTTATAAAAAATGAAAATAATTGATAATTTTTTACCTGAAGAAGAATTAAAAGAATTACAAGATGTAATGATGGGACCAGATTTTCCCTGGTATTATAATAATTGTGTTGCATTTAAAGAAGTTGTTCCTAGTCCATATGAATATTATTTTACACATATGTTTTTTTGGGACACAACTCAAAGTAAATATAATGAAATAATAACCAGAATAATATTACCAAAATTTAAATGGTTTTCTTTAAAAAGAATTAAAGGAAATTTATATGCATCAACAAATAAAAAAGTAACATTTGACTATCACACAGATTATGATTTTAAACACAAAGGCATGATATTTTCTCTTAATACTTGTAATGGAGGAACAATATTATCTAATGGTGAAGTAATTAAATCAGTAGCCAACAGGGCTTTGTTTTTTGATCCTTCTAAAAAACATACATGCACAAATTGCACAGATACAAAAGGTAGGTTTAATATAAACATTAACTATGTGTAATAAAACCAGTTTAGAATACTTGTTATTTAATTTAGATTGAAATATAATAATACTACCAAAATAATAATAACTCTATATAGTGTGATACTATGCTACAAAAAATAGGTTTCGTACCAGGATTCAATAAACAAGTTACTTCTACCGGCGCTGAAAATAGATGGACGGGCGGGGAGAACGTACGTTTTAGATATGGTACTCCGGAGAAGATAGGAGGCTGGTCTCAACTAGGGACAAGCAAACTAACAGGTGTTGCAAGAGCACAACATCATATGGTTAGTAATGCTTCTATTAATTATTCAATTATTGGCACTAACAGAATTTTATATGCTTATACGGGAGGTATCTTTTATGATATTCACCCTTTAGTT